GATATGTTTAGATAGCCGTCTTTTGGAGATATTCCAGTGACCAAGTTATCTGTCCATGCTTCACCTGCCGAGGTTTTTCCTGAAAAAGTTTGTGGTGCGGAGAAGAGGCTTCTAGCACTATGCGCCGCCTCCGCTGGTGTAGTCCGGCTATCAAGTAGTCGTTGAATTAATTGTTTTAACATTTTGTCTCCCTGCCCGAACTCCAGAGAGTACGAGCGGTTAATTTGGTAATAACTTATAGACTTTTAAATAGTTTTCTGTACCTTGAATGTTGTATTTAACTGATTGACCTTTTGGAGCGAATATGAATGTGCAACAATTAAAATTCGCTCTTCTAGTGCAAGAAATTATCCCCGACATATTGATACTTAAGCTCACATGCTGTGCATTTCCCATATTGCTTGCTATGTCATTTGAATTGGCAATAATCAAACAATCGTAAGGGGTTACGTAAAGACCTGTTGAGCAACTATTACTTTTATCCGTAATCGCAACAGGGATTTCCACATAGCTTGAATAGTCAGGAACACCCAAGGACGAAGCCGCTAGGCCGTATACGGTTTTACTATCTACCCCCCCCCTAAGTCTCGCTTAGGCACAAATAGGCTACATAGCAAACTTGCTAATTGTTTGAGCATTTAAAACCCTCCTTGATTTTTCATACGTTCTCGTGATTCAACTTTCTGCCCTAACTCATAAGCGAGTGCTGTTGGAAAAGCAGGAAAATCAATGAATGGAAAACCCGCCGTCTCCGGCATATTTCTTAATGATTGTCGATAGGCTTCTAAGTAAGCTCTGTCTTCATCTGTTAAAGCTGTTCGCTTAACTTTAGCCATTTTTTGAACTGTGATATCAGGTAACTTGACGTAATCGTCCGTGTCAGAAATACGGGCGTTACGTTCTACCTTGATTACATCGGAATACTTGTTTTTAATAAATTCGTCATCATTTTCTGGTAATTCATTTTCCGGGTAATAGTTACCATCTGCACTTCTGTACAAACCGCTTGGGGACAACTCCATTTTCCAGAATGTGATTACTTTCCCGTCCGGGGTTTTAAAGTTTTCGGATACTTTGTAATGTTGACGTGCGTATGCTTCATCTTGCGCATTTGTGAAGGCGTGCTGTCCTTGAGAGTTCGACTCAACAACAATCTTGCCGTTTGCATTTTTCAGGCTATAACGAGAAAGAGGCCGTTTTTTGGCCTCTTGTAAGTACTCTTGTTTAACTTCATCAAGTGTTTTCATTAGTTATCTCCGTAATGTTCCGAACAAAAACCAAAAGCGACAAATTGGAAAACTTTATCTCTTGCTTTCGAATATGAGATTTTCTTAGCGGTTTCCTCTGAAAAATTGCGGATATCAACGCACGAGGCTATCTCAGTAACAGTAAAACGATTCTTCAATACAAGAGAGCATACCATTGTTCCGGTTCCTTTAACGTGGTGATAGTCCGCTCTATCTATTAATGCGTCTACTGTTTCATTGTTGATAAATGGAAACTTGCAAGATTTTCTTGCTTCTTCTTTAATTTCACTTGTATTCATTTTTAATAATTACTCCGGTTAGGTTTTAGTCTTACTTTCTTACTTTTAAGTTCCAGTCTCTGTTTCTGATTCGGTAGCTGTTCCGTTGATTATGTTGTCAATTTCTTCTTGTGTTCCTCCATTTTCAAGAATCAGTTCTTTCAAGATTGGAACCAAATAATCATCAACACGCTGATTGAAATTTGTATCCGCCCATCCCGTAATTCCCGTAATGAATCCGATGTTGTTTCTAGCGGTTTCCTGTTGTGTATCCGTAAGCTGTTGAGTTCCTGCATAGCTAACGTTTGGCGTTAATTCATTCCACGTAGCTGATAAAGTTCCTGTTCCCGCTTCCGTATCAATGCTAGCTATCAAGAACATTCGCCCGTTAGTGCCGACAACGGTATCGCCGACCTTAATGTTTCCCTGCGGGTCTAAATCCGCTAGGGTGATGGTCTGAGAAATATCTAGAGGCTCATTGATTGTTCTAACGGCATAAGCACTTTCTGCCGCCTCCAAAGCCTTTTTTTCAGCGTTTTGTGCACTTGTTTGTGCAGTTTCTGCTTGGTTTTGCGCAGTTTGTGCAGAATTCAAAGCGTCTTCCGCATTTTGTTGCGCAGTTTGTGCTGTTTGCACCGCTTCAGTTGCTGAATTTGCAGAACTTTGAGCCTGTTGCGCTGATTGGGTGGCGGAATCCTTAGCTTGATTAGCTATAGACTTAGCCTCTGTTGAATTCGTTACCGCTTGACTTGAGGCTTCAACTGCTGACTGAGATTTAGAAATTGCAGTTTGAATGTCAGCGTCCCAATCATCCACAACCTGTTTCAGGGTTAAAACTTTTTCGTTAGCGGCCTCGGCCTCCGCTAAAGCGTTTGAGCTCGTAGAATTAGCCGTCTGAGCGGTTTCGCGTGCTTCCTTCGCAATGTTTAACGCCTCTTCGGAATTGTCGGAGGCGTTATCTGCGTAGCTTCCAATGTCGTTTATAGCGTCTTCGGTTTGCTGAAGAACCTCGGGACCGCTTATCACGCCAGTACCTGTAGGCGTGTAGTGAAAATCAAATTTTTTTGTTGCCATTTTTCAATTTCTCATTCAGGAAGTCGAACAAAAAAGGCCTTGGAATAGAACGGAGGCAAAAACTCAAAATTTTCAATGCTTGTGTTTCCTGAGAATGAATGAGTGTGAGTCTGGCCACTCCCTGTTGCATTGACTCCGACCGCATGGTTGTGAAGTCCGTTGTACGATGTTTCACCAGACCAAGACGCTGCGGCATTCATTCCAATGAGCCAATTGTCATTGTCCGAGTCGCCAGTTCCAATAAAACCCTTTCTTGATTTGTAAAAACATCCTGTAGCTACCACTGAGTCGTATGCCTCCAAGCCTCCAAACTCTCCCGTGATATTCATACTTCCTTTTGTATGAGCATGATTGCCAGCCTGTTCAGTCCATGCCGTGTGTGAATGCGCAGGAAGTTGCGCAACCGTGAGGGCCGTAGCTCCAACTGTTCCATTGATGGTCATGTTTGAAACGTTGATTTTGTCGCTTCCTCCAATAGAACCTGAATTTTCAACGGTTGAGCCTTTGATGAATCTATCAATCAAATTCGGAGTCAATCCACCTCGGCCATCGCTTCCTCCATCGCACAAAACCCAGCCTTCATCGGCTTGTGTTGTGCCCCAAAATATTGGCCTTCTTCCATCGGAACCGCCCAAGGTAACGTTGTGGAAGGGCATAATGGCGCCTGCTGGAACCGTAATATCTATGTTTTTCCAATAGGTGCGATTTGAACCGGGTGCTACAAGTTTGGAGCTAATTCCGTTTTCCTTGACACATCGGTATTTGGTTCCGTTTTGCAGTACTTCATTTCCTACCTCGTAATCTAGAGTTGCGGAATAGTTCATGATTCCGCCATTTTGATACCAAATTAGTAGTTGAGAAAGCAAGAAAAGAACGCCGTTGAAATCCTCCCGATTCGGTGGAATGCCTCCCTGTTCAATTGGAATTGCGTTTTCAATGCCCCAACCGCCTTGTTGGGAAAGTCTTCCAGTTCCAGCCTCTTGAGAGGTATTGGGCGGAATTGTGATGTTTCCTTTTTCTGCAATCGCAGACTGCAAAAGATATTTTGGATATTTTGAAGCCATTTTATTATCCTGAGTTTTTTGAAAAATTAAATAGGTATAGCCTTTGAGGGATCGAAAACGCCTTGATTGAACGGCAACAAATTAGAGCCTTTAAAGCCAAAAACTAAATCGTTTGGTAGGATTGATTCGACAGTGGTTAAAACCCCCGCAGGACGATTTAAAAGGCCGTAATTTTTCAGAATTGCAATTTGGACGCTGTCAGGTTGCCCAACAATTCGGATGGTGATGGTCATGTTTTGATAGTCTGAAACAAATGCAGGCAAACCCACCAATCGAGTTAACAACGAATTGATTGTTGCGCTTGTCCCGTTTGAAACATTCACAACCGCCCGATAAAAAATCAGGAATCGGAACAAATCATCATCCAACCTCGTATCTGTACCGTCCACAACCAAATTCCGATTCACTCCAACCCGTAATCCCCACCAGTCCAAAAAAACACCCTGAGCGGTGTCAGGGTTTAGGATGTTTGTGTAAAAGTAATCAAGTTGGGGGCTGGCGTCTAATTCCTCATTAAAAAGCCGTCCAAGTGCTCGATATTTTTGTGAATGAGAATATTGGCTTTGAAGTGCAATACTAACTAGTGAGCGAAAATCATCAATTTGTCGGAAATCTTCAACTTCAAAAATATTTCTCCAAGTTACAGAAGTTACCATTTTCAACTCCCCGTAAATTGGATTGTCACATCATTTTCATCAATCGTTGGTTCAACGTTTGCAGGGATTTCAATTTTGGAAGTGAAGGGGCCATCTCCCAAACTGATTTGAACGTTTGCGACCGGAGCCGCCGTTGAATTCTGGATTGCGTAGAAAAAACGTGAGGCGTAAAGAGTACTAGCAAGCGTTACTCTTCCATTTTCTCCGTTTCCATTGACATCATCAATCACCGCTTGAATCACTGCATTTTGTTCAGTTGGATTCATCGAAGTTCCGAAAAAAGTAATTTTGATTTTCAGGGCTTGTGATTCCGGACGAACAATATTGTAGGTATATGTAGCGTTGTAATAATTTGGATCTGTAAAAGAAACCTCGTAATTTCCAGTCGTTCCACAACCTGCGTCTTTTCGTCTGTAGATTGTTTCTGCGATTTTTTCATCATCGCCTCCAACAATGCTAATCAAAATTGAATGCGGGTCTATTTGAACCCCGTAACTCGTGATTGTCTGATTTGTTGGATTTTCTAAGACTCGGGCATCTAGAACACCATCCAAGGCAGAAAGATTAGCCTCTATTGCCTCTACATAGCCAGTTGCATTGATGGTGTAGCTATCAATCATTCGGGTGCGTAATTCTGAATCTGTTTCTTCAATTCGTCCTACTATTCCAGCTGTTGGATTGTTGACTGAATCCCATCCCGCAATCGAAGTTACGATTTTGGTTACGGAGTTTGCGCCAACTTCCAAGGCCCCGTGCTCGATTGCCGAGAAAGTCGTAATGGCTACCCCGCTTGCGGGAATCAAAACTCCAGCGCTTGCTGAGTGCCGAAATTTGTTTTCATTGGAATCTTGGACAATAGCACCATACGGAATAAAGGTGCCTTGCAATCCTCGGACTTCACAAACCACTACAGTTGGTTCAGAGATTTTTCGGTCAATGCCATACAGTGCAGCTAAAGCGTCTAAAAATTTCCCTGTAGTCAAATTTGGGTTGGCCATGTTTGCCAGAAATATGATTTCTGAATTTTTAGCTTCTATTTCTGCGACCATCAGATCCAAAAATTGTCCCATCGGTGAGGATGGTTCAATATTCAAAAGAGGGTCATCAGAATTTTGCTTAAAACATTCCTGAAGTTTGGCTCCAATGTCCGCTCTGATTTCTTCAGTGCTCGGAGCGGTAACGCCAATTTCAGGATTAAAAATAACTTGTGCCATTGAGTGCCTCAATGTTTGATAGTTTTAAAAATTAAACGTTTGAACCTGATTTTGTTCAGTGGTGAAAGTGATATTCCCGTGCAAGATTCGATTTTCTGTATCGACCTCTTGTATCTCTACATTGTCAACAGTTTTCACCCCTGCCGTGCGCAATCCCGTCTCTTTGATGATTTGAATAAGGACTCCAGAATCAAGAGTTTTTGCAAGTTGAACTTCTTTCCAGTCAATCCCATTTTCAATCTGGTAAAAAGCGTCATTTGTCCAAAGTCTCAATTCATTTGCGAAATTTTGAGCAATGGAAAGAGGGCCTGTAACCGTTGAGATGTTTCCTTCTTTATTTAGTTGAAGATCCCAAGAAGGGGTTAATTTTGCGGTGTATGCAGTGTGTGCCATAAATTACAACTCGCTAATCAATTTTGTTGTGATAGCTGAAATTGTTTCAACAGTGAGAGGAACACCAATCAATGAGGCCTTTGACTTAATTCTATTCCATACGGATTCATCTCTTAATTTTTCGAGTAATTCATAACCAGCCAATGTCAACCGTGGAGAAAATAAACCATAGGCATATTCAAAATTACCAACTATCTTTATTTCGATTCCTTCAATAAATTTTCCATCCAAGCACAAGAGCAAGTGACCAAAAACGATTTTTTCTTGATTTTTGGCTTCTATTCTTAGTTTTTCCCGTTTCTCAAAATTTTCTAGTTCTACGTACTCAGGCAGTTTCCCAACTGAATGCAAGTAATCTGAGATAGTTTCATCCTCGAATTTTTCAAGTAGTCTTTTGATGATTTCCCAATTGAGTTTCATGTTTTATTCCGGTTGTCCTGTTGATGAATTTCCAGACTGAACGCCTGAGTGAGTATGAGTCGTTAGAGAAATATTTTTAGCTTTTACATCTCCGCTGAATTCGGCATTTTCACCGCTGGAACCGCCACCGCTGATAGCTCCATTAAGGCTAATTTGCGGGGCTGTAACAGTGAAAGACTGAGAGGCTGATACTTCCATCGTGTCGGCTTCAATTGTCGCTTTAGCGGTCTTTATTTTCACTTCTTGCGGTGCTGTAATGTTGATTGTGCCTTCGTCTTCCATGTGAATAAAAACGCTAGGCGCTTGCCCCCAAAACCCTCCTATATAGAAAGAGTCTGATTCATCAAAAAGCCTGAACGAGGCAGGAACTTTTGGGGTGTTATTGCCATTGATGTTTGAGATGTCTTGTTTGGCTACAACGGCCAGTCCTATGTCTCCGACTTTCGGATCGCAAACAACCGCACAACTGCCATGTTGCAAACGGAAATAGGGGATACGGGGAATGTCAACACCATTGATTCCCTGCTGTTCATTGTTTCTCTGTTGCAACAAGGGGCGTACTCGTACGTATCCTGCACCCGCTCCCGTGCCTGTTCTTTCAACTGCCGTGACAACAACCGGAAGAGAGGTAGAAACAACCCTTGAGATGAGATCTTTAACGAAAAAGTCCAGAGTGTTTACTCCTGAAGCGTTTGCGAAATCATCAAAATTTGACCTGTATTCTGTTGCCATTTTTATCACCACCGTGGATAGACCGCTTGAATAACTGTTTTCCAAGAATTGGCGCCTGGATTGTTTGCTGATAATTCGTGCTTCAAGCTTGTAATTTTCCATGTTCCGGTTGCTCTCGGAACAATGGATTCAAGCTTGAAATTTGAAGCAATTCTCAAGTCAGGTCTGAAAAAACAAGCTACATTGATTCCGTTGTTTGAAAAGGTCGGATATCCAATCATGCCGTTTTGAGCATTAATCAATGGCATTGAGCCTTGAGTTTTTCGGCTTGCATTTTTTGGAACCAAAACAACTTTTTCATCATCGAAAATGAGATTAGCACCGACTGCGTTAGCGATTCTTCGCATTTTTTCCACGGGATCCCCGTTGATTACGCAGTCTTTGATGGAGGCGGTAACTTCGTTATTTTCGAAAACGTAGCCGATTTCTTTTGAAATGCTTTCGATGATGTCGGAAACAGATTGATTACCATTGACCGCAATTGGAGGTTGTGGAATCAATGCAGGGAAAAGACCGCATTTAGCCTCAATTTTGAAGGTTGGTGAAGGTGCGCTATTGAAATCTGCCCAAGCGTTGACAATTTCGCCCTTGAAAATTGTTGAGAGTGTTTGCCCTTTAATTCCGGCTGAAATGTTTATCTTGTTTCTTTTCAGGGAGAAAGTTGTAAAACCTAAGTGGGTCAGTCGTTCCATTGTGTTCAGACTTAAGCCGTAAAGAACGACATTGGCTTTCGGGAATGCGGGATATCCTGATTTCTCAACACTGCACTGGACCGCAAAATCTTTAAATGAGATAGCCTCTTGACCATCCAACAAAACGGTAACAAGTACATCTTTCTGGTTAAAGGTAGTGTCAAGGTTTGAAACTTTATTCATTTCTTACCCCTTCATTTTCTGCTTCAGAGTCCGAGTAAGAAAAAATCAACGTCCACCGATCTCCTAAGCCTTCGTACTGCGGGTCTTGCTTTCCGAAATTATCAAAGAAGAAAAGTGATCCTTGAAAATTGGTAGTAGGGTAACAATTTAATTTTGTTCCTAGAGTACAGAGTCTGCCTGCAAAAATTTCAACATCATTACAGGTTAGATCTGCATAAAGCCTTTCTCCCATTTGTCTCAATGACAATACGCAATTTTGACCATTCAGAACTACGCTGAATGATTGCCACGGGATGGCTCTAAGAGGAATTATTTCGTATCTCATTTAATCTACTATTTTGAAAAGAAATTGACAATGTCTTGAGCTGCACTTCTTGTGTTGACCTGCCCAGAATTAACCTTACTTAGACTGGTTGCACGCTTGGGTTTGAAGGCGGTTTTTTGTGAATTTAGGTTTACCGCAACAATTTCTACGAAAGACGCTTGAACGGTCAACAAAGAAGCTCCCGAGGCCTGAGCACGGGAAAAATCGTAATGGTCCAGCGCCATGTGTCGCCAAATTTTAGCGGGGCTGATGATCGTGCAAGTTTCGGTACTGGCTATTTTTTGATCAAGAGTAAACAAAGCCCCCGCCTGAGTCGGATACGCCCCATCAAAGAGCATTGTGACCGTAACTCTTTCAGGTTTCCGAACCACGTTATAAGCCGCCAAGCGTCCCTGTTCAATCGGTTCTGAGGGAATCTGGGAGGTTTGCTCTGCGTCTACCGCCGCAATGCAGGTGTAGGGGACAAATGGTAAAAGATTATCCCCAAGAACTGCCCAAACATTCATCAGTCCGTTTGCGCTGGACAATAAAAAATTTGCTTTTGAAAGTATCATAATTTTTAATAACTTGTGCTACTTGTAGCTTGTGCTAACAAGTCATTCATTGACAAATTGAGGCCTTGTGAAGTGCCTCTATTAACTGCTTCCTGAATTTTGGTCACGTCATCAACCTTGCCGTTGATGTTTATGTTGTTTTCAACACTGACATTTGAATTCATATTTGCAGTCTTCGAAACAGGACCTTGAACGTTTCCAACATTGTTTGATGGCGGTGGAGAAATCACATATCGATTCCCTTTCTTTTCTTCGTCATTGTCAAAATTGAAAACCTCTTTAAGATTATTTTTGACTTTTTCATCAGGGGTAAGAAAATCGGGTAGCTTGAACTTGTCAAAAATCGCTAAAAATTTGTTCCAGATTTCAGTACATGAGTTGGTAAATTTCTGGAATTCTTTTTTTGCACTTTCCCAAGTTTCGGAAAACGTTTTCCCGATTCGTTTTGCGTTATTGATTATGTCAACAAGCGCTTTTGAAAGCCCTCCGACTGTACCCACAAGAAGATTTACGGCTGAAACGACAACCGCTCCGAAAGCCTCTTTTAAAATATCTCTTACGGGTTTGGTAGCGTCCCACAATTCACCAAGAGACGTCTTAGCATCCTGAAAGGACTGCTTCAGTTTTTTAATGTCGGAATCGGTATATCCGATATTTCTAAGTAAATCTTCAAAGACGGAATCTCCACCGTCCATAAAAGTAAGGAGGTCATCAAAAGCCAGTGACAAAGCGGCTATTCCAGCTACCAACAAACCTAACGGGCTGAAAATCAGAGCAAAAAGTTTAGGTAAGGTTGCTAGGATTGATCGTGGACCAAATACCGCTAGTGCAGTTGCTCCAATCAGTCCTAAAGCGACTCTAATCAACTGGCTATGCTTGTTGATAAAGAGTGCGCAACTTCTAAATGTATCAACGACTTTTTCAACAATAGGTAAAAAGAACCGGGCAAAGTGTGCACCGATTGAGTTAACAATCAATCCCGTTGTTTGCCAAGCCAATCTAAAACGGCGTGCATTTTCTGCGTCTTTAGGAGTCAGTGCCAATGCCCGATAGGAGCCGACTAACTCTTTCATTCGGGCGTTGTTTTCCAAGAAAATGGAAGCTGATTCACGGCTCAAACCCATGTACTTCATGGCGTACTCGGCTTGTCTTCCCGTCATGCCGTTCAGTTGCGCACCCATCCTGAGAAAAACTTCACCGCTTGCGCCGGTTCTTTCCGTAAAGGATTTCATTGCATTTGTGAAAGCCTCCGCGCTTCCACCGGCGGCAACGTTAGCCTTTCTCCAAGCGTCTAAATCCGATACATTCATGCGTACCGAGCGGGAAAGTTTATCAAGTTTATTTGCCTCATCAAGGAAGCCCGTAAACATCAATTTGGCGCCAAACATTGCCGCCATCGGTGCAAAATAGGATTTCAGAGCACTTGCAACCTTTCCGGCAACCGAATCAAGTTGTTTTAAGGCTCCTTGTGCCTGTTTGCTTCCTTGCTCGACATCTTTACCAACTTGGCGCCCTTTGTTCCCCGCTTCTTTAAGAGTATCGCCTGCTTCTTTTGCATTGTCAGAAACAAGTTTCAAGTTTTCGGCGTTTTTGCTTCCGTCTCCTGCACCATTTATCACTGAATCGACATCAACACCCGCTTTTTTGGCAGCGATGACCAAATCTCCGAGTTTTTCTGCGAATTGGTCGAAAAACTTAACCACTTTATCTGTATCAATTTCGAGCTCAATCGCTAGTTTTTCAATCGTGTTTGCCATTGTCTTTCTACCAAAAAATAGGGTGTTTATTTACTTTGTTGGCGGTTTACCAACCAAGTGTTGTAGTTATCAACAAGAAGAATTTCATCGAGCCTGTAGGCGTCTTCGAGCGTATAAATGGTTTGAAGTTCGTGAAGTGTTGCCAGTTTCGCAGAAATAATCCTCCCAAATAGGGAGGATGTATTTTTGAATGTGGCAACTCCACGGACTTTTGAACAATCCGCTATAAATTGAGCTTTGTAAGGAAGTCTTGGAGACTTCCATCTAAGAAAAAACCAAAATTTACCTTGATTGATTCAATTCTCAATTTTGTAATTGATAAGGGATTGTCAAAACAACCATCAAGATCGGAGTACGTTATCTGTTTTTCAACATTCCCGTCCAACTTGTAGCAACAGAAAAGCAGCTCGTCCAAGAGGCCTTTTGCTTCTTTGTGAGAACAAGAAAGAAGGGCCTTTATCAAGTCTTTTCCGTCCAAACCCATCAGATCGGAGTCGAGATTTTTACCTGACAAAAGACAAATACGAATTAAAAGATCTTCCGCCTCAGTTGCTGAAAGGGGGTAAACCTTAAACTTGTATTCGTTGCTCTTTTCTTTGATGGTAACAAAAACCGGATTTCTCATTAAATAACCTCCATTCTTTCAAAATGAAAGACCCAAGTTGTGGGTGCTAAAACTCGGTTGATGGATGGCATTGGGTTGCCTGTTTGTAATACTCCATGGGAGAACTGCAAAGTCTTTCCAACTGAAGGAAGCTTGATAGTCAAATTGCACTCGTACAGTCTTCTGTTGGCGTTTGTAGCTTCCATAAGGTGCTCAAAAGCTGTTGTGGTCTCTGAGTTAGGCTGAAGCGTGATTGTGATCGGGAGGATGTTAGGAGTAACGCCTGCGGCCATGAACCCATCCACACCCATTTGAGTTTCCGCAACCTGCAATGATTCGCTAACGATTCCTGCGTCCGTGCTGAACTGTTGCATGCGCACGCCTGCGGGGTAAAGTTCATCAATTGTCATTACCGCTGTCGCATTGGCGGAGGTTATATCCATACCTGACATTTTTAATTTCCTTTTCGTTAAGTGGTTAGATGATGGCTGTGGCGCTCATGCTGATTGATTGAATGCTTCCAGCATAGGCGTACCATAGTCCCAGTCTCGGGCTTCCTCTTTCGGAGCGTACGTTTGCGCTTGGGTCTTCAATCTTGTACCAGTAGCCTTTTGAGTACAGATCAAGCGAAATATTCCTGTTACCTGTTTCTGAAAGAAGCTGAACCGTTTGAGATTGAGACAATGCTAGGCCAGTGTTAACAATTCCGTTGTATTTTGCGTCATTGATCGGGTCGAGCAACCAAGACTCAATAAACGCATAGCCATCAGGGTTATACGGTGCCCGGTTGACCATTGCGAAGCCGTCCATGATTGAGCGCTGAATGCGGGCTTTGAACCATATCATGCCGTACAGAGTATCCAAGAATCCGTAAATGCCTGAAAGCATGCAACCCCGATTGATAAAGATAAATTCAGCGTTACGGGTCGCAAAAGCTCCGAGATAATTCACTCTCAAATTGTCTAAGGCTGTGGCTACTGAATCATCTACGACATTAGCATTGAGTCCGCTTGTTGTTTTTGCGAACCATGTTTTGATTCCGTTTAAAGCGCTCCAATCAATGGACGCACCGCAAGCCAACATCAAAGCGGCGTATTGAGCGGTTCCGTAAACTTCACACAAACAATTGAAATTCAGTTGTGATAGTTCGTAAGCTTTGGTGGCCTGCTGAGTTGACTGATTGAGCATTTTTGTATCGGTGGACCAATCTACCAAGACATAATCATCATCGATATCAGCCCATTCTGCCATCGCAGTAGCTTCTTCAAGGGTTGTTTCCCAAAGAGTTGTGAAACCGACCCAATTTCTTGAAACGGCGGTAATCAGATTCAAGTTTTCAGCTTCGGTTAAAGCGTTAGAACCCTCGGAAAGAACCGCTCCCGCTTGCTGAGTAAATCCAAGTAAAGCCCCTAAATCTGTTCCAGTAGTAGAGGCTGTTGCGTACTCAATTGAAGCATTGTCGCCCGTTGTTTCAGTGATTAATGTGAATACATTACGGTTGCTATCGTAGGCGCCTGAAACGCCTGAAATAGCTGTAGCAATACTTTCAATCGCCTCACTTAGACTTGTGGCGCCTGATAAATCAATTCCAGTTATTGCTTTTGTTTCTCCGTTGACAATGAGATTGATTGAGCCATCCGAAATAGATTTCAGATCTGCAAGTTTGAGCGAAAGAGGTGCAGAACTTAACCAAGCTGGAACCTCCTCACTGATTCGTCTTGCAACGAACAAAGCTTCAGGTGCTTTCTGTTGATTGTTTACCCCCGTGAAATACTGGGCGGCGAATTCGTATTCAGCTGATTCCATTCCGAAATATTCACCTACCTGTTGCGCTGTTGTGAATTCAAGCGCAGGATCTGAAGACGGAATGATTGAGTTTTTTGTCAAAACTAAACCGTTCGTGACAAGGTCGGCTGAACCCGCAGATAGGATCCTCGGGGTTATCGAAACTAAAAAATTTGCGTTTATGGACATTTTTTATCCCATGAAAAAAAGCCCGCACTCGGCGGGCTATTGGTTAGTAATTAAAAAAATTAGAAAAAATCTTGTTTCTTACCGAAAATAAAAGTACTATTTAAATACAGATTTTTCAGGTGGTCTCAGGAGAGTCGGTCCTTGACCTCTCTAAAGAACCTGAAATTAAGAACCTGACGAACTCTAGCTCTGTGAAGACCATCACCTAGATAAGTCGGGTTCTCTGTTATTAACACCTAATGCAAGCTATCTCACAAATTACTTTCATATCTGAATCGTTAGCTTTTTGGATCGGAATTACTGAGTTTTTTAACTTCTTTGTAAATCCGCTGTTTTTAGAGTTGCTAGTGTTGTATATCTTTTTTTCCTGTTTTTTTCCTCTTCTATTGATATCCACGCTAAACAAAATATCTTTTCCTTGATAATTAAGTTTCTTATAAACAGTTAAAAAATCATAATCAGGATGATGTAGCGGATTATTAGTCCATTTTGTTTTGATCCCATCAGATAGGATAGCTTCGAGTTTTGACATAGCGAATAATTGGCGCTTCGCAATTTCTTTTCTTTTACTCGGATTAGAAGCTCCTTGCCCTGAATACAGATATTTGGCACTTTCAGAGACAAAGCTAGATCCCAAAACAACTTCACTCTTTCCAACATCAGGAAGAATTACCTCGTAAGAGCCTTTCATCTCCTTAGCTGCCTCTCTTAAAACACTTCTTGGACTTTTTCCTAGATCTAAATCCCTATTAAATGATTTCACATCTAGATTTTTTTCCTCTGAGTAGATGTCTTATCTGCTTTTTCCCCGAGCTTACCTTTTAAATTACCTTGTTCATCAAGTGGAATATGGGTTCCTTTTACGGTTATCCACTTATCTCCGTCTTCTGCCAATACATGAGTTCTTTTGAAACTCAGTCCTCGGTAAAAGGCAAGCCCAAGTTTGAATGCTTGGGTTTTCTCTTCACTCATAGGGTTATCTAATGATAAAAGGTATCAACCTCTTTCAAGTCAAGAGCCAAATTGTTAAAGAAGTCTTGAATCAATGAAATTTTCACATTGGAGCTTATGTGTAGCGTCAAAGAAGCACGCCTGACATAAGCGTCGCTGTCACCTATAAAAGTTAAATCTCGTGGTTCATCGGCATAAAGCAAACTCAAACCGTATTTATTGAAAAAATCAACTCCAAAAGAAGAACGTGATATGGCTTCAATTGTTTGTGCTCTTTGCATTGCACTCATGCCACTTTTTCCGTTTGAAGTATCTGCGAAAAAGTCAACCTGAAAGAGAAACTCAACAGTTTCTTCTAACTCTATGAAGTTGCTTTCTTTAGGCTCCCAAGATACGGTGTTTGTTCCGTGCCGTACCGAACTAAGGTAGCTGAAAATGATGTAATCGTTCTCTTTTGGCAAGCTAATATCGTTTTGATTGCCGTAAAAGATATTTTTGGCAGGAATGGACGGTAAACAATACTCAACAAGATAATCAGTAATCGCTTGTATTAAATCGGCTTGTAGGCTATTTTTAATGCCTTTTCCTGTCATTGTCTCTTGGACTGGCGGAGCGGTTTTTGGGGTGTACTTTTTTATTGCCATTTTTAATCCGTCACTTCGTAAATTAGTTCGCCCGGGAGGTTAGAGACATCAATTTCTTCTGATTTATCAGGATTATCAGGCTCCGAGTCTTCAGGTTCTTTGATGTAAATATCAGGTTCCGTCTGCTGCATGGTACACCGTAGGCTTTCCCAACCGACATGAGAAAAATCTTCTAGAACCGCCGTAACAAGCCAAAAATTATTAGCTTCATCCTGAACGTAGTCGCCAGTGCGGGCTAATGGTCTAAATAATCCGTAAGGTTTGGTTTTCCAATTGTCATCAGCATAAAGATAAAGTTTTCTGATGATGGAGTTTTGACCTGCTAAGTTCGCATGAGCCAAAGCCGTATCACCTTCACTCTGAAAATTTCCCTTAATCTCTATCGGCGGCTCGTGAATCGCTGTGATAATCCCATTGACATTTTCCTGACCAATTGACCGAAAGAGTTTCAATTTTTGATCTGGAAAGTTTCGGTTAATTGCTCCTCGTACAATGTTGTGCAGATTTAAACTCATTTGTCTACCATTCGAAATGTTAGTGCTGAAAATAGGGAGCCAGACCGATAAAGCGGTTTTGTTGTTTGCGAAGTGTTTGGCGTTCCATCGGTTTTGTGATTTTCGTCCTTTAGATTCGCTTCAATCAAAGCCATTGTAAGCGGGCTCCTAGGTGCAAATTGTTCTTTACCGGTTCCACCCTTCAGGATTGAAGCCTGAATATCTTCCACTGCTCGATTTCCGAGAATTTCTAAAGTTGCATTTACATCTAACCGATTTTTAAAAAATTTCTGAGCTAACCCAATCCATTCTTTGTGTTTCGCCTCAAAAGTTCCTCGCATAAAAGGGCGGGGCGGCATATAGAGCGTATTTCCGGCTTTCAAATTGACTCTGTGAATTCCCCTGAAATATCCTGCTTGTTTCGGTGTAATTCTTTGGACCCATCCATACTCAAGGTAACTTGCTATGGTGGCTTTTTTAGAGTCAAAGAATCCAATCTCAACCTTCTTTCCTTTTTCGGCGGTTAGCTTTTTTCGCAATTGCTCAAAAGCGCCGTTTGATTTAATCGAAATTCCCATAATCAAGTTATTTAAAAATTAAAGGTAGAAGAGAGGGTAAATGGTCATAGACGTAAGTCATCATCAAAAATGCTTTGTAAGCTATTCCAAAAACCATCCAACATACTCCGACCAGTGGAATAACTGCTAGCCAAAGAAGCAATTTTCTAAAAGTCATTTTTCCTGAAATCATGTAATGTAGCTTGAGCCACTAACTCTTACGGGTTTCGCTTTTCTTTCGGATTTAATCAACCCCAAGGATGAAATGTATTGCCTGCGTTGATTCTTGCTCCAATTCTGTACTTCATTGTCAGAACCCAATACCTAGCGCCACACGGCGTTTGATTCCACCAATCGCCCAAATAGCTATTTGTTTTCAACAAGTCAAAAGAAGTAGATACACTTCCTTGACTTGCGCTTGAAATTCGACCCACTGGCGCACCGTTTTCCTCGTTTGTTTCCAGAGTCAAAAGATGGCACATCACAAGAAACAGAAACAATTCACGTTCATAAATCCCACGGGAGGGATCGTAGGGGTAACGAATATCATTAGGAGTATTCCCGACAAACACGCTTGCGCTTTCAAAGTAGACTTGCAATAGCTCATCAGGGTATTTCACTTCATCCGTATATCGGGGGTAACGTTTTCTGAACGCCTCGGGGTCAAAAATTACAAGCTGCATAGTCGTTGTCTCTACTGTTCGTCTTTTCTTGCTTCAACGCCAACAGATTCAGGGTCAATCGGGTTTAAACCATGATCCTGTTGTGCGATTTCATCTTGTTTCTGGTCCCATTCATCCTTGTTCTTCAATTCATATAAACATGGCGGGAGGCCGTTCCATGACTGAAAAGCTCTTTCCTTTCCGTGTTTTTTCTTGATGTTTTCCCAATCCTCTTTTGCAAGGGTCTTGGTGCAAGCATATCCAGCACCTAAGAGAATTCCTGTTTTTTTCCCTTTCAAAGAATCATTCAAGCCCGGAAATACGATTGTCTTGAATCCTCCTTTTCGATCAGGAACATCATCAAATTTCAGTCCGTGAGGTAAGGAGCAAGAAATAATCACGGTTTCGCCTGAAATCTTTTCGGCTATCTTTTTGCCTTTCTTGTCGAAATTGTTCAGTTCTTCAGGCGCTGATTCTTTAACAATGATCTCAGGTGCGTTTTTCTTGACTGTTGAAGTCTTGCGTGTGTTGGTTTTTGCAGTTGTCATCTTGAATTCAAAAAAAAGCATGAAGGCGCAGACTTGCACCCTCATGCAGTTAACAAAATTGGAGTAAAAAACTCTTGGCTTGAAAAAATCGAAAGGCTTAGCCGATTCCAAGCATTGTTGCTACCAAAGAAGGACGCTTGATAATGGCGCCCCAAGTGCCACCGACAACTTTTTGTTTATACGATGACATTTCAGGAATGACACGACCCATAAAGAATTTTTCTGAGAAGGCATTAATACCTGTTTTTTCTCCGAGCAATTCAGGAACCGTCATAAAGAGCATTTCGCCCGCATTGGTGGACAATTCAGGAAGCTGTACAACCTCTAAGTTCGGGAAGTTCTGCTTGAGCATTGTCATCGCAGTTAAACCGAACTGATTAGGTGTTGTCAGATAAACGGCCATCTTGTTTGAAATGGCAAGAATCAATGGAGAGTTAGCGTCTACAAGACCTCCATTGTTAGCGGCTAATTCCGCAAACAATTTAGCAACGTCCTGATAAACGATGTTAGCTGTTTGATCTGGTTTTGCAGCTGTTTTTTCTTCCCAAGTTGATTTTCCATCTACAGACGTTGGAGTTATTGACGGATTCAAATTAGGGTCGTTCAAAAGACCGTAATTCTGTTTTCCTGCTACGCCATAGAGGAAGAATTTGTTATGAGCGATAGCCATAACTGCGGCGGCTGAACGCTGTTTTCCGCTTACCAAGTCAATCTTAGCTCTTGCAGTTGTTGCAACTTCACGATCTCCGTATTTGATGACTGTTTGGAAAAGGAAATTCTCACGTGAATAGTAGTTGTAATTCACGTCTGAAGAGGTGTTTTCTGCGAAATCAGAGTAGGGCGTTACCTTACCTGCGATTTCTTCAACCGCAAAGGTATCAAATTTGTAACTCCAATCTCCACGGCGTTCTTCAGGGAAAATCTTTGTTGCGTTCTGGACGGCAAATAAGACTTTCACAATCTGCGGGTCCATGAAGGTTGTGAAGATTACCGGCACATTGACACTTGGAGCCGTGATAGAGTCGTGAGCCATTTTCACGGCAAAATCTTTTTCAATGATGATATTTCCATGCCCATCTTCATGGTAAGGCATGAATTGGGCTGAATCATATGCGGAGCGAATTCCTCGCTGTTTCGCAAGTTCAAAATCTAGTTTAGACATGTTTTCCTCAAAAAAAAATTTGAAATTGATTGATTAGGCTGAAGCTGTAGAAACACTCACGCCGTGATTTACGATGATGATAGGTTCACCCTCGGCACCCTCGGAGAAAACGGTCCATCCCGTGTCATTGGTTGCGCCTGCTGTTCCCAAAGTGATGGCGCCAGTGGTGGGATCACAAAGAACGGCTTGACCGATTGTGGCGGCTGAAGGAGCAATGATGTAATAATCGCCTCTGGTTGCGATGGTGATTTCTGCACCATTCTCAAAAGTGTTAGCTTCGTCATCGGTGATGTTCAGATTTCCCGAACCTATGATGTTTCTTTCAACGAGCCCCAAGACTTTATCGCCAGTTTGACCAGTCAGGGAGGCAATGCCGAACTGAACGGCCGTACCTGCATCTTGAGGTGCTTTTCTGAAGGCAAAGGAGCCTGCTTTGCAAGTTCCATCGCTCATAAAGTTCTCAGCCGTGTATACGGCCTGATTAAAGGCGACTTGCTGGCCAGGAAATCCGATACTCGGATAGAGACCTACTTTTTTCTGCAACATATTGAAATCTCCAAAAAAATTTAAAAATTAGCAACCGACATTGTTAAGAAGAGAAGTTAAGGCGGTTGGTTTGGAATCCACTGCGGAATCTTTGGCTATGCCTTTTGAACTTGAAGAACGGCCTTTCATATAGCCTCTAAAAGTTGAAAGAGCATGATCACGGGCTACGCCTTTAATACCCACTTTCTTCAAAGCGTCCTGATAGATGGAAGAGGCAGAGTCATAAGCTCCTAAGCGGATCTTTCCGAGAATCGGAGCGCATTCTTCAATTGCTCTCTGTTCGGCAATGATGGCCTGTTTCACTTTCTGGATTGTGTCCTGAGCGGTGATGACTTCTTTCTTTTCTTCGACCTTTTCAACGTCTTCATCTTTGGCGTCTTGTTTCTCCCCATAGCGAACACCTTCAGCAAACGCCTTTTGAACCTCTGGAGATTCTGAATCAAGTCCACAAGCTTTAATTGCGTCTTGAATTAGTTTGTTTTCCTCATCGTGAGATTCGAGGTAACGTTCTTCACCTTCACGCTCATGGTCGGAATCAATACGTGCGGGGTCGGCTTTTTCACGCTTTTCACCATAACGAACTCCCGCCTCAAAGCCTGCTTTGAATTTTGGATCTTTGAATTCTTCTTCAAAGTCATCATCTTTAGCTTCGATTTTTTCTTCCTCAAGCCCTTCATCGCCAGTAGCGTGGGAATACGCCAAATCTTGCAACGAGTCACGAAGTTTTTTAACTTCTTCTTCACTCATGCCATACGCCGAAAGTTGGGCTACAAGTTGTTCGATTTTTGCGTTTTTGTCTTCATCATGAGCACTAGTTTGTGTCTGCTCTTTTTCAGCTTCGGTTTTTTCAACGACTTTTTCAGTATCAGCCATTTTATTTTCCTCAAAAAGTTTTTCGGACGAATCATGTACACAAACCTGTGCGCCTGCTCGTCCGTTTTCAACAAGTGCAAGGTGATTGGCGCGGATATTCCGCATTACAAAATCGTAGGGTTGACCTTCTGGTGTTTTACCCGGTGTTGGATCCAGCTCGTAGTTGTAACCAAGAGATAACTCCTTCATTGAGCCGTCCTCAATCCGCTTTTTTGCGTCCTCATCGTGAATGTGAAGGGAGTTCTCTAAGAAAGGGTAGTGAAATCTTGCATCGGTTCCAGTTGATCCGATTCTCGTGTATTTGCTCTCTGGCTTCCCATAGTCATCATGGTGTCGCAAATGAATTGGAATACCATTTGTGGATAAAAGCGTCTCGGACTTTTTCAGCTCTTCTTCCGGGCGATACAAAAAATAAATCTTGTCGGGTTTTAGTTTTAACTTTTGCCAGTCAGGTATTTCATCGCCTCTATAAGGAGCAACTTGCACCCTTGTGAGCGGGGAGCTTCTAACATGCAAAAAGCCGTTGTTGTCAATTTCTCTGACGCTAACGGCTTTATCCCATGCTATCCCCCGCCTGAGTTCATCATGGTTCATTGAAAATTACCTCATAAAAAATCTTTTTCACATAAATTCTTCGGGGATCACACTTCGAAAAACACAACGGCAGTAATAAAGCTCTCCGCATTTAACCTTTCTTCCAACTGCGGGGTCATACAGGCCTTCACTCAATTTAAAACGCTTGCCGTTCATTTCGATATGAGTTTTTCTGGATGTGTATTGACCGGGAACGTGGATCCAAATCCCCTCGGTGATCCCAAGGCTTTCGCAATTTTCCGTTTTAATCTGGTTAGAAAGCTTTAATGTTTGGTCAAGCGTTATTCTTTTTGCCCGGGCTTTACTGACGTTTTCCATTTTGTTCAAAACATCGGTAACGTTTGAAAGAGTTCCACCGCCTGAAAAAACGTCCATGAATGCAGCCCGCACTTGTGCTAGCTCGTTAGTTGCCATGTTGGTAATCAAGCCCGTTGTTTCGTTGACCATGTTTTGAAAGTTCTGGCTTACTTTAGGTGAGACATAAAAGTTGCCGATGTTCTTATCCTGACTCCAAAATTTTTTAAAAACATCAGGCCTAATTCCTGCTGCCAAAAAGCCTCTCTTTTGAGCCAGAGATAAATCCTTAGCCAAATTGCGAACGTACCAATCTGCTATTTTTCGACCGTGAGTGTTACCAACACCAACCCAACGAACCATGTTTTTAGCGATAAAGTCGTCTAGCCTAAGCCTGAACCCTTCAGGGTCCCTAAGAATCTCCTTGTTAATTTTTCCCTTGATTCGCTTCAAATTGGCTTCATCAAAAGGGTTCTTGGGACGAAAGGTAAGACTTTCATCTTTTGCCATTGTGGTTGTTTCTGGAATGGTTTGTTCATCAGCCATTGAAAGAATGAACTCGTTTATCAGCTGTTTTTGAAATTGCTTTAGAAACGTTTCTAGTTTCTTTCTGAACTTGAGATCTGTTCCTTTGCTGTACTCAACGGCTCTTGAAACTTTTGGCTTCATAGTTATACATTGAAAGTAAAGCGATAAGCAAAAACAACAATTATCCAAAAGACGGCAATTAGGATACCTAAACCAATCCACCTAGCAATAAGAGCAGGCATACAGAGCTCTGTTTCTTTTGAGATCATTTTAAGAATCAACTTATAAAAGTGTTTTGATGTAATTTATTTAACGAAAAACCGCCTCGAGTTCGTACCTCTTGGCGGTTTTGCTTTTGGTTTGGTATTTGAGCGTTAATCAATCTCTTTCACTTTTTCTTCCTTTTGTGGTGTGTTTTGAGGCACACTCTGTTGTTCCCGTGCCTTCAAAAACTCCATCATCGAATTGTTCATCATTGATGGGTCATCGGTTTCAAGTTTTCCATCCATGGGTTCAGGAAGCTCTTCAGATAAAAAGTCAAATCCCATTGTTGGATCTTTTCTAACGTATTCCCTGACTTCTTCGGCTGAGATAACATTGCGGTCCTGCAAAACACTAGCACCGTCAATCTTGGTTTTCGCAGTCATTGCCATTGAGTCTTCGTCATCCTGATTGAGTTCATTGAACACAAAATCAATCGAAGGGTCTATTTCTCCGAACAGTTGGATTTGAATAATTTGGATGATTTTTGTTATTTGATTCCGATAGAGCTCTTGTTTTGCCCTGATATGGTCGTAATAATTCCGAATATCCGATTGCCCAGTCGCATTAAATCCACTAGGTGAAATGCCTAAAAGTTTGACCGCAGGCGTACGGTTTAAACACGCAATGAACTCAAATTGTTGCCGGATTATGTCGGTAACGCCACCGATCGTAAGAGTAATGTTTTGAAAGTCTTCTTCATTGTCACAAACGACTAAGGACTTGTTAGAGCGGTAACGGTTAACTAATGCAACCTTTTGGTCAAGCATAGATAAGCCGCCAGCTTCAATCGCTTCACCTAAGTTCGTCTTGTAGACCATGAAGTTTAGTTTTTCGAGAATTCCTACGCCTTCTTCACGGGCCTTGTTCCAATGAAGAACGTAATCCCAGAGAATTTGAGCTTGCGGAATTCCCAAAAAGTTGTAAGCGGGTCGCAAAAGAAGAGGCGGTTCATTGTCTACAAAACGCATAAGCCGTGAGCCGTGAACCTTTTTACCCATCACGAACCATGAATCAGGCTTCATGTAATCCTCCTTGAGAGGATCAAAGGCGTTATACATGGCAGGTGAAACGTTTATCGGGTCAATCAAAACAAAAGAGACTTCTGAGCCTTTCTGAATCTCGGCCGATTTGTCATTGATTGCTAAAGGCAGGCTTAAGTTTTTCGTTTCCTCCCGCTGATTTGTATCGATGAAAAGAAAACAACCTCCCATGTAACCAACGGTCGAAAATACCTTATTAAAAAGTCCCTGTAACCCGTATTTCTTGTCTATGCAATCTTGGATTTCCTGAAGTCTTTTAGGGTCCGAATTATCGCCTCCAGTTACTTGGATCCATTGTCTGGACATGTCATCTGCTACGGTTTGAATGCAGGTCCGAATCATTCCATTCTGCGCAATCTGCTGTAATACTCCATAACCCACAAAAGAAGTCATGGGGAATTGTCCCAAGTCCATGGCATGTTGAGTCAGGGAGGAATGAAAAACACTTGCTCCGTCATCTTGTGCGAGTCTTTGAGATTCTTTCGATTCCTTATCAACAAAGGCCGTAGCAAGCGTTTTAGGAAGTCCGCATAGATTCCTGACTCTTGAGAGATCAACGCCTGTACGTGGCTCTACGTAAGGAGATGTTGCTTCATCCAAAGCCCGCTTCATTGCGGTTGTTACTTTTTCATTCTTTTCAGTCATGACAATTAAAAAATAATTTGTTAGAACCTCGGAGGCGTTCGTAGTGCCTTCATGGTTGCGGAATCCAATAGCAATCCCGAATGCTCACGGAAATAGTTAAGGGCCTGAGTGGTGCTATCGACACAATCATCGTGAGAGCCCGCAGGGAAAGATAAAAACTCGGCAATCAATGAGTCCACCCATGGAAAAACCGTTTTATCGGGAAAATACACATTGCCCGCTTCGAAGAACGGAGTGACTGCGTTAGCTCTTGATTCTTTAGATTCTCTCGGAGTAATCGGAATAATTCCCGATATTGTCTTTTTCAGTTCGGAAATAATCGCGGATCCGTTGGCCTTGTCTTCAACCAGTTTGCGCAACGCTTTAGGATACTTTGCCGACAATTGTAAGAACATCTCACGGGTTTTCACAAAGTCCCATTGACCCCTCACCTGATCCAGAAGGTAGTAACAACCTGACTTTTTACCCCAAACTTGACCCACAACATAGTCGGCATTTTTGGAGTCTTTGAAAGTCATGTCCCAAGAAATCAAAGTAGTATCAAACTTGGGCGGCAAACTGGTAGGCGTCCAGAATTTGAACCATTCATCTTTGAAAATCGCACCTCCATCAGGAACGGGGTGCTGCTGGTATAAAGCAGCCCAATCACGAGAACCGATCGTTTTTCTAATTTTCTCTAATTGGTTTAAGTCGTAACGCTCAGGGTGTAAAGCCTCACCCTTATGTCGGTGCGGTTCGTCATTTTCTGCAATAGCCGGATAGTTGATTACTGTAAAAGTATCACCTGCGCCGACAGTCATATTTTCTATTAGCCGACCAATTAGATCATCACAATTATGTGTTGGAATTAATGACTTGCCGACTAAATAAATGCCGTCTTTAGCAGTTGTAGTAATGCAACGCCCCCACCCGGATTCTTCTTGTGAGGCTTTACAAAAAATAACCTGCCTATCTTTCTCTTTCCTCGGTATTACGTGCTTATAAGCAACCTTACAAGGAATATCTACTGTAGGTGAAAAACTCAATCGATAACAATCGAAATTACGAATATATCCGTCTTTCGCTAACGTTCCTTTTTTATTCACGACCTCAGGATTGTTACTTACCATTCCTAAAGAATGAATAAGCTCTTGGACTTCTTCAAATAGTCTCTTGTTAGTATTAGCGAATCGATTTAGATTTACTGATCTGTCTCCGTCTGAATCAATCAAACCAGCTAATAACAATAATCGCTCTCTTTTTGAAGCCTGTAGATATTTACGAGGGATATGTTTGTTGAATAAAACACCCAACTCAACTAATTTTTTTCTTAGTCCTTGGTGTCTATAACGATAAACAAAATTACCCTCAGAATCTGTTTCTCTAGTAAATTGATAACCAGTATTTTCACAATGAAAGGTATATCCATGTCCGCACCGGATATCAGGGCCGGATTTAGAACCGTCTCCTAACCATAAACCAAGCCAGTAAGGATTAATAGGTAAATCTTCATCTTTTCCATAATCTAAACATTGAATATGAGGAAAGGTTCTTTTCTTTCCTAATAACTCTTTTGATTGTCGTAAAACATAATTATGTTCAGGGCGACTTTTTACTGGCCAAGGATGATTCGCTCCACAAATAATACTTTCTGTTCTTGTTTGGGCTTTATGGTCACACCATACTTTTGAGCCTATATGAGTAACCTTTATAAGATTTCCTTGTAATCCAAAAATTTCATCTCCAACTTGTAATTCTCCGTGTTTTTTCCACCCTTGAGAAGTAAGTACGGGAACATCATCTTTAATTGGGTGCCACCTTGTAGCCATTACAATTACACCTCCTCCCGGACTTAATCGTGTATAAGCTGTAGACGTATACCAGTCCCAAATAGAATTTCTAATAGTGGCACTATTTGCCTCGGCTCGGTCTTTTAACGGGTCATCAATAAGTAAGATATCCGCACCTTGGCCGGTAATGCCTCCACCAACGCCAGCGGAACGATATACGCCAGTATGTCCTACTATCTCAAATAAATCAGAGGTTCTAATGTATGAACCTCTTGTTTCGGAATTAGCTTTTTTACCCGCTAAGGTTGTTTCCGGGAATACTTCAAAATACGCTTCATCATCAATAATGCGCTGTACGTCTCTATTAAAGCGTTGTGATAAATCAGAACTATAAGAAGTTGCGATTATCTGTAATTCTGGATTACGTCCGAGGGCATAAGCTGGAAAACGTCTAGAAACTATCTCACTTTTTCCGCTTCTTGGGGGTAAACAAATAATTACCCTTGGCGACTTCTTGTTTTGTACGTCTTCTAAGAACTTATCCAACGTATCGCATATTTCCTTATGCACCCACCCGAGTAAGTAATCCCTTTTAGTAAACGTGATAAAAGCAGATAAAGACTGCCTAGACGCACGGCGTTTTAGTTCATGTATCGCTTGCTCACGTGTTATCGTTGAGTTGCGCAATTTTCATTAGTTCCTCGTTACTTAAGTTTTCAACTGTTTTCGCATTAACTTCAATCGGCGCACCGTCTGCGCCCGTTAGTTCCTGCTTAATTGTTTCTTTCCAACCGCCTTGGGTTTTGAGAAAGAAAATCATAGCTGCCGTGTTTCCGGTTTTAATCTCGGTCATTAAAGCATTAGTTACTAATGCGATTCCTTTGGCTTTACCTCTTTTATTGCGTCCGCAAATTCTGTAAATTCCCTTTTTCTGTTGTATAAGGTTTTTTCTGAAATTCCAAGCGCAAGTGCTATTTGCTCTTGAGTTAAGCCATTAGCAGCCAATGCTTCAACCTGTCCTAGGTCGGGAATAATTTTAGGTTTTGTTCTCATGGCGTACTTTTCTCCATTTTTCGTTAAGAATGCAAGGAGCGCACGCATTCCAATCTATAGCGTGGTGAATTCGAAAATGACTATCTCCCATAGCTTTTATTTTTACTGCGGAAGGATTACAGATTACAGAATAGAACGATTTAGCGAGGTTCCTATCTTTTGTCCATGCCAAAGCCCCTAAGCAGGGGCAAATGGTACGCACTTATGTGGTCAGCAAATTTTATTTAATTATAAAAAAAAATTTTACTTTGGGGTAATTGTTAAATTTAAACCTATTGAAGCAATGTAGGAAGTGCGAGTTTTGCTAATTCGATAACGTTTTCAATAGTTAGCGGTACACATTTTTCTTTGGCATATTTCTTTAATTTTTCAATGTAGTTATCAGTTCGCAACGATTCAAGTAAGGAGTAGCCGTTAAGAGTTAAGGAAGGATTAGCAGATAAGGAATAGGAATAGTAACCGTCTAAAGAGCACCGGACGGATACGCCCTCTAAATATCCGCCGTTAGCGAGAAGTTGGACATGCTTTAATACTACTCGTTGAGAACTATCCTGATTGTTGGCTAGACGCTCAGATAATAGCTGGCCTTCTTTCCACTCTGATAAAGATTCCACATCTGCTAGGAATTCGTCTAAAGTTTCTGATTCGACATGAGCACGAATGGTGCGTATAAGTTTCCAGTCTAAACGCATAATTTAAAATTCCCCTGTAAGTTGTTTCCTGATATCGCTTTCAAGATCTACTCTTTCTTTAAAGATTTTTAAGATTTTTGAACGCCAGTGAATCTCTTTAGCTCCTTTGGAAATATGGGCGTGTTGGCGCATTCTTTCGTATTCTCGAAAAGTACCGAAAACGAAAATCTTAATAAACTTTTTAACTGGCAGATATTGCAAATAATCCGGCATAGAACGCCATACGTCATTAAGCAGGTCTGCGTCTTTATAGTCGATAGGTTCGGGCGGATCTTCTCTGTATCTAAGCTCGTCATCTTCTCGTTTTTTTCGTTCCTCTTCGGTCTCGTGAAGCCGTTCCGTTGTTGCCTTGAGATACTGACAAAAAACGAAAGTGATAGATACACTTCTATCGAATTTATCCATATAAGCCCGCCTCCAATTTTCAAGACGAGCTAAGAAATTAGTATCAAGTTCAAATTCATTCATATGTTTGTCAGTACTCCACAAATTCCCAACCGTGAGTATTTTTCGGATAAACCACAATCATCTTGAAGGGGTAATTAGTTGCTGTTGTTTTAACTTTTACTTTTGCGTCATCTTGGAAAATTCTGGGGTTAGCTTTAACCTCGTGAAATTCAAGAGTGCTATCAGCTTTTAGAACTAAAAAGTCTGGTGTATACCAACACGCACCGTCTGCGATTTTTACCTTGATAGACTCAAACCAAATTTTTTGGACTCGTCCGGCTGCTTCCTCGGCTTTTAAGTACTCGAAATAACGCTGTTCGGTCTTATTCATTTGACCTTCTTTAAGCCGTCCTTTAGCTTGATAGAGGAGCTTTCCCTTGAGAGGTGGAGTACTTGTATTATCAGATTGGTTTAAGCCTAACTGAAAGCGTTTTTGACGCTCTTCCTCTTCTTTTTTCTTTTTGTAATAAGCCTGAACGAGCGGGCTTGATTCATCTAATCTCAACATACTCATTATTGTTGATTCCCTTGTGGTGTTGTTTCGATAGTAAGAGCTGTTGCGGTCGATATGCGCACTGCTGTAGGGTTATTTGAACTTTGTAGGCAATACAGCTCTTCTTCTGCCCTCAAAAATATCTCTCAAGGTACGGATGGGTATCTCCATTTTTTCAGAAATATCTTTGAGCGTCATTCCTCCCAGACGCAGATCAATGCACAAAATAATGTCGTGGTTTGAGTACTTTGCGTTCGGACTTGATTCACCTACCGGCACACTAGCGTCCGACATTCCAAGCGTGTTTTCGTTAAGAGTCAGTTCTGAAAAAGCTTGGATATTCTTTTTTAACTCGATTAATCGCTCCTTGTATGACTGATTGGCGTCGTAAGCCGTCTTTAGTAGTTCTTGCTCTGTCAATTTCCCGCTTAAGGAAGAGTTGGGCTTTCTGTGGCAAAAGCGTGTGAAAGACGTCAAGGAATTGGTATTCTCGAAGAGGTCTAGCTGCGCTTCCTGCGCTGTCTTTCTTTGTTTTCTTCTGCTTATTTTCATTCATGTTATTCCTCGGTTGTTGTGTTAAAGGTTGATAGCTATCTGCTCTAAGGCAGGATTAAAGTTCTTAGATTTTTTAAAGAAAGTGATCCGCTTGCGTATCTGTTGATGTTCCGCTTTAGCGAAGTTGTCGCAGGAAAACTCAATCGAGTTCGCCTCCCAATGTTCCTCCGGTCGTTCATGACAGAAAATCTTTAGGCAGCTGCCTTCTTGTCCACCCAGCAGATAATCCAAAACTTCGGATACTGGATGCCCGGAGAGGTTGTTTTTTCTCTGAGGCGTGGACTTAGCGTGAGCACAGAACAAACAGATACCGCTCATTTACTTCTCCTCCTTCCTGAGAAATTCGAACTTCATTTATTTATCCACCACGTCCAGCGTTCTCTTTCTAGAGCACTGTCGATTATGTATTTCAAGAAAATCAAAACAAATATTCCGTTGGCGGCTGCTAGCAGCACGGCCAGAATGAAAAGTAAGAGGTCAATCATGTTGTATTTCTCCTTGGTGGTTAGAACGGCCAGAGTTCCTGAGTAGGCAGCTGCACTCTCTTTTCAATCTGTCTGGAAAGGTCAAAAGCCTTGATAAAACCAAAAGTCTTGTCTACCTTGTCCTTCTTGATTTTTTCTAGTGTCTTTTGCAGGTCTGCTTTTTTCTCTTCCTGCATGAATTCCGGCGCAACATTTCTCTCAAAGTAAGCTAGAAGCCGGGCTCCGAAATCAAAACAACGTTCATAGACATAGCCTCTGTCAGTGCGAATTTGTCGAGGTGCAAGTTGTGGCACGCCGTGTTTTTGAGCCCACTCTGTAAGCATCTCCGGCTCGTTGTCTGTGAACTTATCGAACTTGCGATTAATCACAAAGTAGTTGCCCATGTCATAGAACGGCTTGAACTGTTTAATGTTCCGGCTGACGTTTGGCCAATAAACTTTGTTTACTTTCTGGTGATAACTACACGTGAACGGTCGTGGGTCAAGGGTGCTTACTTCCTGCGTAAAAATACAGTCAGCAGCGCAGCACTTCATCCGGACGAACTTTGGCCCGCTGGAAGATTGTTTATTAGATTCTCTTGAGAAGTCGAGTTTTTTATTAGTCATGATATTTCCCATCGCAAACACTTGCGAAGTTTTCGGCTTTTATTAGCCATGGAAGATCTGCTCTCCATGGCCGGCTGCCGTCTCTGGTTTTGATTTGGCCCAGAAGAAAAGGAGAACGTCCGACAAATTCGAAAAAGCCTCTAAAGAAGTCGAGACCGTCCTGTTCAGATTGGAACTCTTGGCGCTCGCTCATTTCTCTCCAGCGTGCCGCTAGGTTCTGCCTTCTGGAGGCAGTAGTCCAGGTTCTAACCTGTCTCAGAGAAGGTAAGCACTCGTGGTAAAGATCAACGAGTTTTTCTTGCGGGCACCTTTTACCGATCTGTATTGAACGTTGTTTAGGAGTGAGTTCTTTTGTTTCTTCTTGTTCTTGCTCTGGGGATTCGTTTTCTTCAGGTGGAGTAAGCGTAAATTCTTCTGAAGTTTCTATATTGCTTCCGCCTCGCAGGTCATCAGAGTTTTGCTCTGATGACGTATATGTATATGACTGAGTAATTGACTGAGTATTGATAGAGTCTGGTACGGTTTTCCGTACAACGGTCATACGGTTTTTCGTACAACCGATGTCCGCTTTTCCGTACAACTGTTGTACGGTTTTTCGGACGACTGGTTTTTCAGACAACTGGTTTTTCGTACTACTATTGATGTCCGCTTTTCCGTACAACTCTTTTTGATCTAAACGAGCGACATTGATACGGTAATTATTGGAATTATTCTTCTGACGTCTTCGAACTTCAATAAATCTATTTGATTCTAGAAAGCGAAGGGCCGCAGAAAATGATGATTTATTGATTTCTGCTTCAGTTATTATCGTTTCACGCCCAGGAAAACAGTTGCCTCCATCATCGTCTGCATAATCTGCTAAACAACGCAAAACATCCTTAGCCGTGCGGTTGCCAATGCGGCACTTGCCGACTTTAAACGCCAAGATATGGCTCATGACTTTGCTCACTCAAAGATATCTGGACGTAACTCCTTTCTGCTTACCGCACCTAAGGTCGCTTTTTCGATTGCCACAGATTTTTCTGCAGTTGGCCGTTGAAGATTCTTTCTCCAACGAGAAACAGTAGAAGCAGGAACCTTTACCGCCTTAGACAACTTGATAGCCGAACCTCGACCGGCTGTTTTCAGGAATTCATCTAAATTCATAACGATCACTCCTATTACTTTAAACGTAATAAAGTATAGACGGTATTACGTAACTTGTAAAAGACGTATTTGTTATGTTGTTACTTAGGAGGCAAAAATGAGAAGTGTTAAAGATCTGCGACGAGAAAATCTTCAGTTTCTGGTAGAAAAATATGGAACTATGAAAAAGCTCAATGAAGCGTTAGATAGAAATGACAATAGTTTGACCCAAATCCTTAACCAGTCGGTTCATTCGGTTTATGGCTATAAAAGAACAATGGGCGATAAGATAGCTAGGAATATCGAGGAAAAGCTAAATTTAGGCTATGGATGGATGGATGCGGATCATTCTCACGATGCTTTCCCAGAAGAAACAGACATGATTTATCTCCGAAAATTAGACGTGCGAGCTTGTTGCGGCAGTGCTGGCTACTCTAACTTGGAAGAAGATGAATCTGAAGCAAATATTGAAATTTTCGGAGTTAATCAACAGTGGTTTCAAGAAAACGTTAATACTATCCGAACTCAGGGATATGACGTGATTACGGCCCGTGGTGACTCAATGGAGCCTACCTTTAAGAACGGAGACATGCTCATAGTTGATCGGCATGATATT